TCCCTCTGGGATAAACGATGCGATCCGCACGCTTATGTCACACCTGAAGAACTTCCAGAGTGGGACGAGTGCTGATACATACAACGCAAACGTCGCGGCGATTACCACCGCAAACATTGTTACGGCGAACGTTACAGGTACTGCTACTGTCACGGCTGTCCAGATGGCGGATAACAATCTGATTCGTCCTAAACTCTTGGATTACGCAATCAAGGGTTCTGCGTTAGGGAATACGGGAACTGCGGCTACGATCAACTTTGAGTCCGCAAACTTTTTCTCTGCGACTTCTACCGCTGCGACAACCTGGGCGTTCACCAATCCTGTGGCGTCTGGTGACTTTGGCGGGTTCGTGCTCGAGCTAAACAACGGTGGGGCTTATACTCAGACATGGCCTGCTGCGGTGGATTGGCCTGCTGGTACGGCTCCTACTCTTACCGCGTCTGGAAAAGACTTGTTAGTATTTGTGACAAGAGACGGCGGTACTATCTATCACGGCATGGCTGCGAGTTTAGACTCCAAGTAAGGACTGACATGGCAGACTTAATACCAATGCTGGCTGCGGTTGCGGGGCAGGCTGGCGAGGAAGCAGACGAGGACTTTAACCAGACAGTCCTACTCCTTCACGGCGATGGCACGAACGGAGCGCAGAACAACACGTTCCTAGATGGCTCTACCAACAACTTCACCATCACCCGCAATGGCAACACCACCCAAGGCACGTTTAGCCCGTTTAGTCTAGCGGCTGGGGAGTTTAGTAATTATTTTGATGGTACAGATGATTATTTGTCAGTTGCTGATAACGCAGTTCTTAGGCCAGGGGCAGGAGCGTTTACATTAGAGGCATGGATATACCGCAATGCTTCTGGTGCTGCTCATACGATCTATGCTAAAGGTGGCGCATCTACAGGTATCGTTTTCCAAGTCACTTCTGGAAATGTGTTGCGGTTTACGCATACGACCACAAACATAGATTCAACAGGGACGATTGCTGCCAACACTTGGACGCACGTTGCGGTAGTGCGAGAAGGAACTGGAAGCAACCAAACCAAGTTGTACATAAATGGGACTAATGACGGTCAAGGTACTGTAAGCACAGACTTTACACAGACCGAGGAAGTTCGCATCGGCACAAACAGAGGTGCGACAGATGACTTTGCGGGGTACATTTCCAACGTAAGGTTTGTAAAAGGTTCGGCTTTATACACGACTACTTTTACGCCTAGCACCTCACCTTTAACTACCACCAGTCAAGGTGCGTCTTCGTCCGAAGTAGAACTACTCACATGCCAATCCAACCGCTTTGTAGACAACAGCACAAACGCATTTGCTATCACTCGCAACGGTGATGTAAAGGTTACGCCCTTCAGTCCTTTCGCACCTACGGCTGCTTACTCTGCAAGCACTAATGGCGGGAGTGGGTATTTTGATGGGACGGGGGATTATCTTTCTATTGCTGACAACGCTTCGCTTGACATGGGATCAGGCAATTTCACAATAGAGTTTTGGTTTTACCCTGTTGTCACGCCAAACCACACACCATTTTCCAAACGAGTTGGTGTAAATGATTTTGCTGGAATACTTATAAATTTCTCAAGTTCAACAACTCCAGTTTTGCTGGCAACAACAAACGGCTCAAGTTGGAATGTAAGTATTACATCATCAATAAATGTAAGTATTGGAGCATGGAACCATATTGCGGTAACAAGAAGTTCTGATACATGGACGTTATGGGTTAATGGTTCATCTGGTGGGACGGCTACAGTTAGCGGTACTGTTCCAGATAACGCTGGCCCTTTTGTTATTGGCGGAAATGCCCAAACACCAGGGAATGTAATTTCAAATTCTCATTTATTTAGCTTTAGGGTTGTAAAAGGAACGGCAGTTTATACGGCTGCCTTCACCCCACCCACAGCACCCCTAACCGCCATCACCAACACCAGCCTCCTGTGCAACTTCACCAACGCAGGTATATTCGACCAGACCGGCAAGAACAATTTGGAGACAGTCGGAGATGCTCAAATTGATACGGGTACGAAAAAATACGGAACTGGAAGCATAGAACTAGATGGAAATGATTTTTTAGTCGCAAGAGATGATGATAATTTGGAATTTGGGTCTGGTGACTTTACTATTGAGGCTTGGATAAACTTAAATGCTTTACCTGCTACTAATGGATCGGCAGCAATAGTTTCTAAGTGGAACACTAGCAATTTGTCATACCTTGCTGGTGTTTGGAATGACGCTGGAACCGTAAAAATCGCGTTTTTTTATACCACCAATGGGTCTTCAACATCAACAATATCAGCAGCTCAAACATTTTCAACTGGTGTTTGGTATCACGTTGCTTATGTTAGAAATGGATCATCTTTTAGATTGTTTGTTGACGGAACAGAAAAAACAGCTGGCGCTACTATTTCCGGCACTTTGTTTAACGGAACAGCGCCGTTTAATGTTGGAAGAACTGCCGACGGTTCTAATTTCTTAAACGGCTACATAGACGATCTTCGCATTACCAAAGGTGTGGCTAGATATACCGCTAACTTTACCGCCCCGACTAAAGCATTCCCAGACCAATAGGAGTAGTCATGCTTATCTACAAAGACGGGCAAGTAGCCCATTACAAGACCGTATTTCCTAACGTATCTTTCCCTGCTTCTGGCCCGTCAGATGAGTTCCTAGCAGAGCGCAACGCGGTAAAGGTAAACGCCTTTCTTCCGCACGACCGTTCCACCCAGAAACTTGTTGCGTCTGAACCCTATGTGCAAGACGGATGGGCTTATGTTGTTCGGGTATATGATAAGACCGCAGAGGAGATCGCTGCGGATGTGGCCTCTAAGTCTGCCCAGGTTCGAGCGCAGCGTGACCGACTGCTGACTGCTTCTGATTGGACGCAAGTTGCGGATGCTCCTGTAGACAAAGCTGCGTGGGCAACCTATCGCCAGGCTTTGCGTGACCTTCCCCAAGCTGAGGGATTTCCTAATGTAGAATTCCCGCAAGCCCCGAACTAAATAGGTGAGTCATGGAAGAAGTCAGCCACAAGCAGATTTATGACCGACTGGTTGCCGTAGAGAAGAAGGTCGATCATATAGACCAGAACACCGCAGGGATGGTAGTTGCCTTCCAAGCGGCTGCGGGAGCCTTCCAAGTCCTGAACTGGTTGGCCCAGCTTGCCAAGCCTATCCTGTGGATTGTTGGGGTATCTGCTGTTATCTGGGGTACTGTAGAACACTTTTTTAAGAAGTAGTCATGGATCCAATCACAGCTTTAGCCGCAATCACTACAATCTGGGGCGGCATAAAAAAGGCTGTCGAGGTTGGCCGTGAAGCCCAGGATGTCATGGGGCAGTTGTCTCAATGGGCGCAAGCTGCGGATATTCTTGAACAGGTCTCAGAGCCCAAGAAGGTTCCGATCTTTGGCAAGCTGAAGTTTGGCGATGACACCAAACAAGCGTTTGATGCTTATGCCGCAAAAGTAAAGATTCGGGAAATGGAAGCAGACATTCGCCACGAGTTTCTCTACGGCGGTCTGTGTCATCTCGGTGTGGATGGGCTGCGGGAGTTTTATGAGATCCGTCGGTCTATCCGCGAGCGTAGGATTCGGGCAATCCAAGAACAGAAGATGCGTCGCCAAGAGTTGCTAGAGGACTTGTTTACTGGCGTATTAATTCTTGGCGTTCTAGCGGTGGGCGCTTTAGGTGTTTGGATGATGGTTGATCTTATTATGAGTCACGCATGATTACACTTCTTACCACACTCGTTTCCTTTCTTGCTGGCGGTCTGCCTAAGATTCTTGAGTTCTTCCAAGATCGTCAGGACAAAGCCCATGAGTTAAACCTAGCCAAGATGCAGACCGAAAGGGAACTCGCATTAGCCGCACAGGGCTTTGCTGCACAGGAAAGGATTGAGGACATACGGACAGACCAGATCGCCCTACAAGGCCAGACAGACACGATCAAGGCGGCTCTGGAGCACGACGCGAAGATTGGTGAGGGCGCGAGTCTGTGGGTGGTCAATCTGCGGTCTAGCGTGCGTCCTATCGTGACCTACATATTCGTTCTGGAACTGGTCATCATTAACCTAGTTGCTATGTGGTGGGCGATTCAGACGGGCGTGGACTTTCGTACCGCACTAGACTTAGTGTTCTCTGAAGACGAGATGTTGATTGTTTCCTCAATTGTCAGCTTCTGGTTCGGGACTCAAGCGTTTGCTAAGACCAGATGAGCCGTTTGCTACCCTCTGCGATAGAGAAGATGAAGCACCACGAGGGGGTGCGGCAGAAAGCATATTTATGTCCAGCGCATATTTGGACGGTCGGTGTCGGCCATGTTCTGTATCAAGACCAGATAAAGCTGCCAATGATCCGCAAGGATGCGCCAGGACTGATCCGCAAGGAATACCCACTACGCCCAGAGGACAACCGAGTTTGGACGATGGCAGAGGTCGATGAGTTACTTGAGAGCGACCTTGCTAAGTTTGTACGCGGTGTGGATAGACTGTGCCCTGTTACTACTGATGGGCAAAAGTCTGCACTTGTTTCCTTCGCCTTCAATGTGGGTCTTGGGAATCTGCAACGCTCTACTATTCGTATGCGCCATAACCGTGGAGATTACGCGGGTGCAGCGGAAGCGTTTCTAGTCTGGACTAAAGCCGGTGGGAGAGTCCTGCCTGGGCTTGTCAGGCGCAGACAGGACGAAAAAGAACTCTACTTGTCCAAGTAATTTAACAACGCATGAGTTTGTTTGTGATGCTCTGTGCAAAGCCAAACAACATCTAATGGCCTAGAGTAGTCTGGGTGATGCGCCTCGGCATTTTTGCCACAAACAAAACAGTCAAGTTTTTTTACCAAACCTTTTAGCACGGCTCGTCTTAATTTTAAGTTTGCGTTTACTCGCTCTTTAAAATTTAACCTATATGTTTTTTGTGTTTGTTCTCTTAGTTTTTTGCGTTTTTCTGTTTTTGATCTTGTTCTGTCATATTCAAGAACTTTGTCACGGGCTTCCCCGTACCTTCTTTCAAAAACATCTTTTTTTGTGCATGATTTACATTTGTTCAAATGGCCATCCGCCATTTGTTTGTGAACATAAAACTCACTAAGTGGCTTTGCTGTTAAGCACTTAAAACAGGTTTTCATGTGAACCCCCATGAATTGAACCAAAGTTTAGTTGGCAAGATAGTGGTTCAAACTATCCTGTCCCCCGTCGGGTTAGCCAACTAAATTGTAAAGGTTTTTAAGGTGGTTATCCTTCCCACCTAGTTAAAAGGTATATCGTCCTTCAGTCCCGCAAAAGAATCCCGCGACCCTGGCCTAGACTCTGGCCGCGACTCTGGCTTAGCGTCTTTCGCCTGGAAGGTTAGACTGTAAAACTTCCCAGTCCCGTCCTTCCGTTCTTTCTGCCAGCCAGAAATCCAATACTCCGCACCATCTATCTCGCATTGACCCTTTATATCTGGGTGCTTATCCTCGGTTTTGCGGTCATTCTTGGAGATTAATCCCCTCATGTTGTTATCGTAGTTCATTCGATCATTTCCCTTCTGGTTATGGTGTCAAACAAAGCATCCACCTCCGCAAGAAATTTCTCTGCCTCAGACTCGATTTCGGCAATCTCCGCAGGAGTGGGGTAAAAACGGCGTATAAGCAGTTGCTGTGGTTCGGGCATACGAGGGTCATAGGAAACGAAGTCAACCCAGCTACGACCCGTTACGGCGGCTTGCAGGGTCATCTGCGCTTTGTGCTCCTCTGGAATGCCTCCGTCTAGTATCCAAGAGACATGGGTTGCGGTGGTCGGGCATTTAATCTCTATCAACCCATCCTCTACAAACCCGTCAGGACTGGCCCCGCAAAACTCTATGCGCGGGTGGTCTATAAACCCAACATCCTTGATAATTCGTCCAGTCTTAGCCTCATACGCTGCTTTAGCCTCGGGTTCTTTCTCAATCCCCCAGCTCATAGCGTTATTCACAAACTTATCCACAATGTCGCCAGTCATGCGCTCGCAAAGTATCTCTATTTTGAGATTCTTGCGCTCCGCACTATCCTCCCCGTTCTTCAGGCGTTTTATGGCAGATCGCATACGGCTGGCGGTCAACTTCCCAGTCCTAGCGTTAAACCATTCGCCCGTACCTTGTAGCTGGTTTCCCGTTACTTCGTAGGGCACTCCGCTAACTCGCATTTTCTTCCCCTTTTGGTAGGCATCCAGAGATAAACCCGTCTTCGTCTTTCCTAAAAACTATGTGCGGGTTCTCGCATCTGCGTGCGGCTTTTTGTGCAATTTGAAAGTCCAAGTTGCAATCTGCACAGAATCCCACTTTCGGTGGAGGGGGAACAGTCCTGGCCATCTCCCTCCAAGAGTCGTAGGTTGCTTTGTCTGTGCAGCGCGGAACTCTCTCTAAGAAATCCACAAACCTCACTTTGGTATCCATCATTGCTTCTTCCCCCACAGTTCCAGGCAGGCCATCTCTAAGTCTGCGCCTGCTGGATTTGTTTTTAGTGCGTCTTTTATGCCCATGTTGTAAGCCGCGATTACGTCCTGCGGCATTTGTACTTGTGGCTCTCTCGTATCTAACAGTCTAGCAAACGCAAGGACTGTTAGCAACGTGGTCATGGCTCCGAGGGCTATGCCCCACCAAAAGGGTTCTTCCTTTTCGTTATAGACCATAAAGCACCTCAGGCAAGAAGTTGAGGAGAACAAACAAGGCCGCAAGAACTATGGCCACCAGAGCACCGTCTAGATATTCGTTCATTTGTTCATCCTTTTCTCACGCATGATTTTCCAAGATTCCATGTCCATCTGATCCTCTGCGGTCATGGCCCAAGACCAAAGCGCGTGGGCATCGTTCTCCAGCTTGCCGCAGAGTTCGCGGACTTCTACATAGTCCACCAGTCTGCTAGACCGCGTGACTTTCTCTAGCTGGTTGATGATCTGCTGCATATTGATAATTAGTTGTGCGTCGTTCATTTCACTCTCCTTTTGGCTTCTTCTTTAAGGTCTTCAGCAGCTTTCTTGTCTTCTGCACTTAGGTTTGCCCACAATGCTTGCAGGCTGGCCATGCTGTCTACTGCGGAAAACGCTACCTCCAAGGCTTTACGCTTTGGATGTGGTTTGTCCTGCTGGTGAATAGCGTTCTGCACCTCGTTGGCACTTGCGAACTCTGTCCCACCGATTCCCAGAGCCGCAAGACTACGACCATGTGCAGATGTCTCTGCGTTCTCAAGGGCAGACGTACCGTTGATCTGACTGCTCTTGCGGTACTCCTCTGCATGGCCGGTGGCCAAGATGCGACCCGTTTCGTCCGCAATGATGGACTTCATCACAACACAATCCGCGTCACGGAACAGGACTTCTGAGGTAAGCGACCAAGACGGATGTGCTTCACGAAACTTCTGCACCCGCAAGGCAACGGTTTGGTACTCCTTACCGCGAATGTTTACTACGCCAGTATTTGAACTCATTTTTTCTCTCCAATGCTAGTTTGATTGCTGTCTTTAAGTTGTGGCCACACTTCAGGTAATAGCAGACCATCCGCAAGTAGTTCATCGCGCTCTTGCTCCTCTAGTTGCGTTTGAAAGTGAAGGTATTCCAGGTCATCCATGACTTTCTCCTTTTTCACACGGTCTGGAGACATCGACCGTAAAAGAACTATAACAGTCTTGCGGGACAATTGCAAACAGTATCGATCAAACTTTTTTAACCCTTTAACAGTTATGAATAAACTTTTGTTTTGTAACAGTTCTATGTTAGGGTGCGGTGCGTGAAGATCACTCGCGCCAATTGCGTGGCTGCGTATGAGTTTTTAAGCAGTCTTGCGCCCATAAAGTCTTGGAAACTCCCCCCAAGTCTGGAGGTTGAATTTCGCGTAAGAAGCTGGCAGAAGTTCTACGGGGAGTACGACGAGCGCGGAATCATCACTATCTCATCCGCTAAACACGGCCATGTAGACACGCTTCTACGCACAATGGCTCACGAAATGATTCACCAAAAACTCCATCTCTCTGGCTATGAGAACTGGGAACTCCACGACGAAAGATTTCTGGAGTTGTCCCATCTCGTAGGCATGGAGCTGGGGTTCGACCCGAAGGAGTTGTAAATTGCCAAAACCAGTCTGTAGTGACGAAGAATTTATTCAGCTTATGAGAGACCACGGCTCCCCATCAAAGGTTGCGGAAATGCTGGGAGTCTCGGAACGTACGGTGTACACCAGGCGGCTGCGCATGGAGCGCGATCATGGGGTAAAGCTAGAGTCTTACTCCGCAAAACAATTCACACACTCTGTGCGGATCACAGAAACCCACATCCACTATGAGGCTAAGAAACAAACGATCTTGGTGGCTTCCGATTGTCACTACTGGCCTGGTGAAACTACGGTCGCGCACAAAGCCTTTATAAAGCTCTGCAAGCAGATCAAGCCTCATGCGGTAGTCTTAAATGGCGATGTGTTTGACGGGGCTAGGATAAGTCGCCACGACCCTCTCTACAGGCACGAAACCCCTACCATCAAACAAGAGTTAGAGGTGTGCTTAGATCGTCTAGGAGAGATCGAGAAAGCCGCGCACAACGCGAAACTGTTCTGGCTATACGGAAACCACGACATCAGGCTGTGGCGGTATATGAAGATAAACGCACCAGAGGCCGAAGGTGCGTTCGGTGCTGACTTGTTTGACTACTTCCCAGGCTGGCATTGCGGTTACATAATGCACATAAACGAGTCCACGGTCATCAAGCACCGCTGGCATAACGGTATCCACGCGGTCTACAACAATGTGCTCAAGGCTGGACGGAACATTGTGACTGGCCACCTCCACAAGCTACAAGTAACCCCCTGGGGAGACTACAACGGGCGTAGATACGGGGTAGATACAGGAACCCTTGCAGAACCTACTGGGCATCAGTTTCTGTACCTAGAGGGCAATCCTGTTCCCTGGGCCTCTGGTTTTGCGGTGCTGACGTTTGACGAGAACGGGATGCTCTTGCCTCCAGAACTGGTGGAGGTAATAGGGGAAACCGCGTATTTCCGAGGGAAAGCGGTGTAGTTGGAACTTTCCTAAAACGGGTGTATCATAACAATGTCGGAAGTGACGCTCCGGCATTCAGACTAGGCAAGAACCTCTAAGTGAGGCTTGTACGCACACCATCCTAGTCTGGGTGCTGGCCTGTCAAGCCCAAGTCTCACTTAGGGGTTTTTTTATTTCCGACCGTACTGTTCGCGTTAGAAATGAGTTCACCCCGACTGCTGACAAGAAAAGGGTACAGGTAAGCCACGATGTTTGTGAGCCGGTGCAAATCCGTAAGAATCCTGCGGCTGGCAGACAACCAGTAGCCGAGGGCGTAGCGTATCCAATCGCTAGCAGACTGGTTCCGATCTATTCGGGGGTGGAAGCCGATCCTGTCTCATACTCCTTCTGGGGTAGGGGGCAGTTTGGGTGGAATTTATAATTAACCGCATAGGAGAGAGGAATGGAAGAATTCGAGAAGTTCTGGAAAGAGTACCCACGCAAGGTGGCGAAAGCAGAAGCAAGAAAAGCCTGGAATCAAACGCAGGCGATCAGACCTGACCTAGAGACGATCTTAAAAACAGTAAAGGCTGCGAGCCGTACTGAACAATGGATGCGCGGCAATGGTCAATTTATCCCCCACGCGTCTACCTGGTTAAGAGGAGAACGATGGGAAGACGAACACGAGGTAAAAATCGAGGGTGTGGTGAACGAAAAACCGTGGCATGAGAGCGCGACGGGGATAGAAATGAAGGGCGCGGAACTCGGGCTTTACCCTGTCCAGTTTGAGTCCTGGCCGCAGTTCAAGCAGGCGGTAATGCACAGAGTGATGAGGGCAGCGTGAATGAGTTGGCTCTATTCGCGGGTGCTGGTGGAGGAATACTCGGGGGACACCTCCTCGGATGGCGAACAGTCTGTGCAGTCGAGTGGGAACCCTACGCAGCAAGCGTACTTGTCGCCAGACAAAATGACGGAATACTCCCGCCTTTCCCGATTTGGGATGATGTTCAAACCTTTGACGGAAGGCCGTGGAGAGGCATTATTGATGTCATATCTGGCGGCTTTCCCTGCCAAGACATCTCTGCCGCAGGAAAAGGCGCAGGGATTGACGGAGAGCAATCAGGAATGTGGCGAGAAATGGCGCGGGTCATTCACGAAGTACGACCCAGATTCGTCTTCGTGGAAAACTCACCAATGCTCACTTCTCGGGGACTTGGACGAGTTCTCGGGGACTTGGCCCAGATGGGGTTTGATGCGAGATGGGGAGTGCTGGGAGCAGCAGATGTCGGCGCACCGCACCAGCGAGACAGAATCTGGATTGTGGCCCACGCCATGCGCGACAGACTACAAGGGGTCAGGCAAGACGGGGGAACTACGGGATCGTCTGGATTACGCGGTAGAGAGAGGAGCGACAAAGAGCAAGACATATACATGGCCTACGCCGAGGACGAAAGGAATGTGCGGAGGAACGGGCAGTTGGGAGTTGCTGAAGAAGAACACCACCATAGAGGAGGCTCGGCAGATGGGCGCGGGAAATGGTGGGAAGCTGAACCCAACGTGGGTCGAGTGGTTGATGGGTTGGCCTCTCGGGTGGACAGACTTAAAGCCATTGGAAATGGACAAGTTCCAGAAGTGGCTAGAACAGCATGGGAGGAACTAAGTTGACCGAGACTGTTGCATCTTCCTGCCAAGACTGTTATAGTCGCACTCAAGGCTTTCCTTGCATCTATAACGTGACGTGTTCAGATTGCAGGCTGGCTCTGGCTCTAGCGGAACCTTGCAAGATCATCCGCAAGAGCATGGTTGAAAGTATGGAAAAGAAGTTCGGAGAAGTGGGTGATTGGAAGCAGGAGCCGCATTGCGGTTGCGGTCAACAATGTCAACGACTAAAAAACATGAGGGAAGCAAAATGAGAGTAGATACATACGAGTACCTTTACCCGAAACTCGGCTGGTTGCCAGTCATCCTGGCTGACCAAAAACCCACCCAATCACGACTGAGTAAAATTGCTCAACATACTGAGTATTTCTGCGAGGCGTACATATCTGAAGACAAAAGACTTAGACTGAAATACCGCCCAGGCAACAACAAAAAGATTTCTCTGCCTGCGAATCTGAAGCTGACCTATGTGGATAACGTCCTAGTGTCTGCGGAGGTTCTATGATTGAGAAGGCGATAGATGCTCTCTACGAAGCACGTCTGGACATAGAGAACTGGGCTGGCTTTGCGTCTGAGGAAGACCGCAAGCGTTATGACCTATCTGGCCACCTTGCGCGGGTAGACAACGACATTGCGGAACTGAA